CCATCGGTAGCAATTCTCATTAACTCCGTTCCACTTGCTCCAGAGCCACCTTCTTTGAAAATTATATTTTGACCTGATGTTCCGTTGATGTCTGCACAAATTTGTACATCACCCCAAGAGCCGACAACTAAATCATCGCTACTAGAGCCAACTGAGCCTATAAATGGATAAGTTGCATCAGATGCGTCTATGTTAATAAAAGAATTATCTTGCACAACTAAAGTTGCGCTAGGAGTAGTCGTACCTATACCAACATTGCCTGAGGTGTCAAAGGTTACTTTGTCAGAACCTTGATAAAATCTTAAATCATTACTTGAAGTGGGTTGATAAATAAACCAATCGCCGCCTGAAGTGCCACCTTCTAATTTAAAACCAACTTCTCCTTGAGATTGTGTTCCTCTATTTATAGAAATATAAGCGTTCCCAGTGGTGTCTGTAACATCTAGAACATATGCAGGACTACTCGTACCTATACCTAATTGACCTGAGCCATCAAACCTAGCGATTTCACTACCGCCTTGATTAAATAATATTGAAGATCCTTCGTCATTTTCAATTTGCAATGCAGTAGAACCAAATTTTCTACCAAATCCCCATATTTTAGTACTGGCTGAATCATAACCTTGAATAGCAGATACAAGACCTGTTTGGCTTGTTGTGTTGTTTGAATCTTGAATATAAATTACTGGATTTCCGCCAAACACATGTAAATCTACTGAAGGACTCGCAGTACCTATACCAACTCTATTATTCGTAGAATCTACATACAGCGTAGAAGTATCAAAAGTAACATCACCAGATGCGGTAAGAGTGGTAAAAGATCCTGCTGCTGGAGTAGTACCACCAATGACAGAGCTATCAATAACAGCTCCGTCTAGGTTCATCGCTACGGATGTGCCAGTTGAGCTAAAGATCGCATCTAGATCGTCTAAATCATCGTTTAGTTTTCCACCCCAGGTATCGGTAGATGCTCCTACCTCTGGTTTGGTTAAGTTTAAATTAGTGGTAAATGTATCTGCCATAAATCTCTATCCTTTAAGCTGCATCTTGTTCATCTAGTTCTGTCCATGGAGTGCTTGGATTGCTTAATGTTGTCCAAGTTGTACTTGTGGTTTGATCTGTCCATGTATCAGATGGAACAATTATATCATTCCATTTTAAACCACCAATAGCAGAAAAACTACTACTTTGCGATATGGTAGCTGATCCTCTGTCAATTTGTCTGCCGATAGCATCAAAGTCAGATACAGCAGGACATGCAGCACTCGCGCTTACTGTAAATCTACCAACCGCAGTCATTCCAGAGGTTTGAGCGCATGTTGCTGTACCTCTGTCTATTTGTTTACCAACTGCACTCATGCCAGAAGTTTCTGCACAAGTGGCTGATCCTAGATCAACCTGTGTACCAACTGCGGACATTCCGCTAGTTTCTGCGATAGTAGCTGATCCTAAATCTATTTGTGTACCTACCGCAGTCATGCTTGATGTCTGCGCTATGGTTGCTGTTCCGCGATCTATCTGTCTGCCGATTGCAGACATAGATGATGTTTGAGCTATAGTGGCTGATCCACGATCTATTTGCCTTCCTATAGCTGAAGCACCAGATGTTTCAGGCATAGTGGCAGAGCCAAGATTAATCTTATGGCCTACCGCATTAAATCCTGATATTTGTGCAGAGGTAGCTGCACCTAATTTAATTACTATACTTGTAGCAGTAAAGTCTGATGTTTGTGCTGGTGTAGCAGTCGCGTTCTTTTGAACGGATGATTCGGCTGTAAAACCAGATGTTTGAGCAGATGTAGCTACGCCAAAATGATATACGGGAGTTCCATAGTTGGACTTCCCGTATGTATATAACCCGTAGCCTACAGAGGCCATTGTATTAAGCTAATGTGATGTCTAAATCACCAGCATCAAATCTGAATACATCTCCTGAAGATACTACTTTTGAGGTATCTAAGTCTGCATATGCAAGCAAATTACCAGCACTTGAAGCATCTAAAATACCAACAGCAACTACAGTTCCGTAGTTAGCAGTAGCAGTTGGGTATTCAATAGCAGCAGCGTTAGTAGCTGTGGTTGGTGATGTACCAGATACTGTAAAAGTAGCAGTTTGTCTTGCATAAGCTGTACCTGTAGTTGTTACTTCAGTACCACCACCAGTATCATCTGGTGCTACAGTATATAAAGCTACATACAAAGTTGCAGGTGCAGTATAAGAAGTTCCGCCAAAGACATGATCTAATACTTTATCTTCTAAATAATCGCTAAATCCAGCCATTTATTTCTCCTAATTGTTATTCCAATAGTAAACATTTTTTCTTGCTTTACCATAAGTTCTTCTTCTTGGTATTAAAGATCCTTTGGCAAACTCTGCTCTCTCTTGCTGTAATCTGAGTTCTTCTAAAGATTTCTCAAACTGAGCGTTAAAGAGAGGCGCTCTTTCATCTTCCATTAGAAAGACAGAAGCGTGCTTTAATGATCCATATAAGTAAATATCTGGATGCGAAGCCAATACAAAGTTAGATGTATTAGAATCGCTTAAAGCATCTATCTTACTAAAGTATGTTAATTGTAATGTATATTCGCTATCAGGGGTAGGTGCAAGTTCCATTGTATTATCAACTAAAGCGTAATAAATAGGTTGACCAGTAATATTATTGTTAGCTTTTCTATAAACATCCAATGATTCAATAGACATTTGCATTAATGGTCTAAAGTCATTAGAGGTGATTTCTACATTAACAGCTTCTAACCAATCGGATGGTAAAGATAAATATTGTGCATCTGCGGTTGCGGTTGCTCTTTTGATTTGATCTGCAACGCGCAATCTTCTGTTTAATTCGGCTTCGGTATTGTCAATGAATATATCTATTTCAGTTGTTAAATCTGATCTGTTTAGATAATTCGCTATGTTTGTTTTTAATTCGCTGTATGTCATAGTTTACCTTGCCATGTTCTAAATACTTTATTGTCTGAATTGTTTAGCCATTTTTTCCATGCTTTCATATCGTTAGCCCATCCTTCGCGACAAGCTCTTTGATAAACCACCAATGGGACTTCTGCAACATGACGGAAGTCTTTGCCTGGTTTTACATATTCTGCAATGTTTTTACAATGCTCTATGACTGGCTGAACATCCTGTTTGGTGTGATACACAAGTTTATCATCTTCTGTGGCAAATTCGTGTGTATAACCAGTCTTATGATCTATTAATGTTTTTCTAGCCATATTGCTTTTCTAAAAATTCAACAACTTTAATTTTATCATTGACTTCGGCTATTTGACTAATAATTTTATCTAAGTATTCAGTAAAGTTTGTGTGTTCTGGTATCGAGGTTGGATTATCTAAGTAAATTTCTAAATCTAAAGATAGCTTAGATAATTCACCTTGTAGGTGAGCTTTGTAAGATTTGAGGATATTTATTTTATCCATAAAAAAAGGTGGGGTAGAAATTAATCTAGCCCCACCTCATCCCGATCAATTAAGATACATTAAGGTCTGCAACAACACCATGAGCAGCTTCGTTGGATACTTCTAATCCATACTCAACCACAATCATTTTGGTCATAGCATCGCCTATTGTTGAGATATCAATAGTTTTGAAATCTCTTAGGTAAGATACTTTTGCAAATTCAGGATCAACTAAGAGAAGTGATCTTTCTCTTGATCTGTTTGATGGAACGATTTTGAGTTCACCAAAGTCAGATGAATAGATAGACACTGAAGCCTCTACTGTTTCTGCATCAACAAATTGTCTTGCTGAAGATCTACCTGTGAAACCAGAAATAACTTGTTTGTTATGTGGGCCACAAATAGCCAATGATGGTTCGCCACCATTAGTGAAACATAGTTGTAGAACATCTTTTAAAAGAGTTTCAGTTAGATCTCTTTGTGTTCCATCAGTTGGAGCAGCACCGCTTCCTGTAGAAGCACCGCCAGTTCCTCTTGAATCGTTTGATGTGATCCAAGATTCGAAACCGCCAGTTACCCTTGCAGTTGAAGCATCGCCAGTTGTTTTAGCTCCGTTCTGAGAAAGAGCTTCTTCCATATCTCTCTTAAGAGCTTTAGACATAATAGCAAGCTGATGAGCCATTTCTGACCTTTTACCTGCTGGATCTGAACTCTCTTGAGATCCTGTTACTGTTGCATCTCTTTTTGAGATCATACATACATTACTTTGCCTTACAGTAGCAGTAGCTGATGATCTTGAAAGTTCAAAACCTTCAAGTTCGCCACTTGCGCTTGGTGTAGGTAAAGATTCGGTTTGCCAATCAAACACCACATTTTTAACACTTCTTTTGCCGATTGAGGACATAAAGGGAGTTTGCATTGGGGAGATGTTGTAAATGATATTACTTAAATCTTCCCTGTCAGCAGTTGCGGTGTAAGTATCAAAAGCGTTAGTTACTTTTGCCATGAGTTTACTCCTATATAAAAATTACTTTAACATTTGTTCAAAAACTTTGGCTGCATCTGATGTTTTACCAGTTTTAGCCAACCTTTGTTTTGCTCTCTTTGCTGGTGCTACCGATTTTACTTTAGTAACTGCGCCTGGTCTAGCAACACGAGCTGGTGCTTTTTCGGTTGGTTTCTTCTTCGTTGCTTCAACAGTTTTGTTGTTCAACCAAGCATTCCTCAAACCAAGCAAAGCTCTATAGTCGTAGATTGAATCCATCTCTTGTGCTGTGTAGCCAAGAGTGTTGATTCCGTAATCGCGAATAGCTAACTTTTCTTGTTGGGCGATTTCTGGATTCTTCCATTCAGGAACAATCTCAAGAAGTTTTTGTTGTCCGTATTCTACGAACTTAGCTAATTGCTCTTGCTGTTTTACAGCAGCTTCTTGTTGAAGCCTTTGGTTTTCAGCTTGAGTAGCTTTTAACTTCTCTTTTCTTTCATCCCAAAGTTGCTTTTCACGAACATAACCAACAGGATCATCTTCGTACAACTTGTTCCAATCAGGCTCGTTAGCTAAATCAGCACTTAATTGTGCTTCTAATTTAGGTAACAACTGAGCATAGATTGCATCTCTTTGCGCTAACTCTTGTTGCTGTTGCTCAATAATTTTTCGTTGTTGAGCTAGCTCTTGAGTTTTACGCGTGTAATCTTGCTGACGAGAATATCCGCTTTGGAGTTCATCTAGCGTGACCTCAACTTCTTCTCCGTCAATCTTGACTTTGTAAGAAGTGGGTTGCTCTACTACATCCTCAACCTCGTTTTGTTCTTCATCATCAAATTCATCATCGTAATCAAAGTCGTCATCTGCTTCAGTATCTTCTTCTTCAAGTTCAACTTCTTCAGGTAACTCATCTTCTTCGATGATTTCTTCTACTTCGTTTATATCGACTTCTTCAACTGTATCCTCAAGGGGAGTTAAGAAACTCTCAAAAGCTGAAGTAGCTTTTTCATTATCAGTTTGTAAAGCAGTCGGTTTTTCCGTTATTGCCATAAAATACTCCTATATTGTATTTTTATAGTATTTTATACGAATTATTTATAAAAAGAAAAGTTTTAGGCTATGTTGCGGATCTTGTTTATGTAAGATTGGGTGAGTTTACCCTTTTCAGCCATGATTCTTAGGTGTTTTTCTATTTCAGATAATAATAAAACAGACTTATGAAGATGCTCTCTACTATTCACATTATCTATATCTTGATCTTTTAACCAAGCCTCAATATAAGTTTGTTTTAGGTTTTCTAAAACTTCTTTGAATATTTCTGAGTTTAGTATTTGTTGAGCTTGTTCGGCCTTAACCGCTTCTTCGTGTGTTATAGACATTAACTAAAAAATCCTAATGGTTTAGGTAGGTTTGGAATTTTTGATGTTGGTACGCTTTCTAATGCAGCTAGTCTTGCTTCTATATCAGAAAGACTTACTTGTGGGATACCAGCTATTGCTCTGTTTATGTCCTGTTGAGTTACGAATCTTGATACATCAGGCATTTGCACTTGAGGTAATGATCCTAGAATATCTGATCTTAGACCGCCAATATCTTCTTGTGTTACAAATTGTGATGTATCTGGCATCCTTACTTGCGGTAAAGATCCAAGTATGTCTGATCTTAAACCAGTAATATCTTGTTGGGTTAAAAATTTAGATGTATCTATTTTAGGTATGCTTGGTAAAAGACTTGGTATTTCTTCCCTAGAAACAAATTTTGATGTATCTATTTGTGGTATATCTAAAGGAATATCTTTTAATAATTGTGGTATTTCTTCTCTTTCAATAAATCTTGATACATCTATTTCTGGAATCTGTGGCATTTCATAACTTGGGATTGATGGAATAAAAGATGGCAATTCTTCTTTAGTTACAAATTGCGAAACATCTATTTCAGGTAATTTAATTTGTGATAAATCAAATTGTGGTAATTGAATTTGCGATAAATCTATCTGCGGTAATTGTGGTGCTGGAATACCAAATATGCTTGGTATTCTTTGAGGCATTGGTGTACCAGTTGGTGCATAAGGCATGGTTGGGTAGCTAGGCTCAAACACCTCACCTGTGGTTGGTAGTTCAGGAAATACTGGTGCAACATCTGTTGGTAAATTAACAACATTGAGATCTGCCTGTGTATAGCCCATAGGCTGTTCTGGTGAAAAGCTCATGCCAGGTGCTACTACTTGTTCAAAAGGAATGCCGCCAGCTATTTGTTGTGCATATGCTTGACCAGTTGCTATTGGGCCAACCATTGAAGAATATTGGGGGGTGTAGCCAGTTAGATTTAATCCACCGCCACCTATAGCTGGAAATGGCAATCTGTTTTGTAAAGATTGTCTAATTTCTAAATCTTGTAAAATATCTTCAGGTATTGCCATATTAATCCGTTATCAGTTTATCTATTTTAGCATCAAGTTTATCTATTTTGTCCATCAATCTTGAATACTCTAAATTATGGGCTTCTCTAGTTACATAATCTCTAGCTACTTCTTCTCTAGTTTTATTCAATAAAATTCCTTGTCTTTGGATTTCAGATTCGTTCTTTTTAATAGAGTTCCATATCGGAGCTAGAATAAGTGTTACAACTAAATTCCAAATAAATATCCAAGAAAATTCCATATTAATACCAATCAGTAGCTCCAGAGATGAGGCCTTGGACGACCATCTTCCATCTCTCCGATATCCAAATGTATAAATCGTCCATTGCCTTTTTGATTAACTCCGATGCCTTTAAAACCATGTGCTATACCCTTGTATAACACCTCTAATGCTTTTTCGTGGCTCACAGCAATATCTACTGCAATACCTTCCGCGTGTGTTCCTGGCTTACTTTTCTTTGCTTCTATTGGATGTTCAGGACATCTATAGCCAGATGATATAACTAGGGGGAATCCCAAGTCATCACGCAATAATTGTAGTTTATCAATTAATTTATGATTTATCTCATTTTTTCCACAATGTTTACACGAAAATTCTTCTAACTTAAAGTTTTTCCAGCTCATTTTTCTCTGCTTACGCCTTTCATTTTTTCATAGGATCTTGCACCTGCAAGGCCAAGCATACCCATAACTATGGTTGATAATTGTGAAAAATCAAACTCTGGTAAATCTACTGTGCTACCAGACAAGACTAATATCCATTCTATTAATGGTGCAAACACAAAGTGATAAGCTAAAGATACTCCGCATACCCAACCAATAAATGGTCGCCATCCAGCTACAAAAATAGATTTATGTGCAGCCTCTTGTTGGTTAACTTTTATTTGTGCAAGGTTAGCTTCTTGAATAGACATTAATAATTCGTGTTCTAGTTTTTGTTTTAGATCTTTGTCAGCAACAAACTTATCTAATATCTTGCTGACTGGCTCTATAAATTTATCAATCATTTTCTTGGGCTACCACCAACATACAAACCAAACCATGCAGCTCCAGCACCCACTACTACAGATACAAAAGCTGATTGTGCATTAGTGGGATCTGATAAAGTCATAAACCATTCGGTAGTTCTATAAAAAGCAACTCCGTAAAGCGTTATTAATAATCTAGGAAATACTCTCCACCTATCAAAACCTTCGGCTAAGTTGTACCAAGTTTTTGGTTCGTTATGATGAATCTCTATCTTTGTTGGTTCTTCCATAGCGTTCTTCTTTTTTCCAAACTTCTTGTAACTCCTTCCAAGTATAAAATTTCTTATTATCCTCGTCCCAGAATAAACCCTTGTAATCCCAAGGCTCTTTATTTTTTTCCATCTTTCTTTTTCTTTTGAGCAGCTTTATTTTTGATTTCTAAATCTCTCTTTTCTAAATACTTTTTAAATTCTTCAAAACTTTTAAACTTCGGTTCGTTGCTCATGTAACTTAATAAAATA